CATTGTGGAAGAAACTTTTGATGAATATCCATTAATTGCCTGGCACGATACTGACAAAAAAGGTGATATTGTAAAAATTAAATATAGAGTTAGTGAAGAGAAAACATTTATAGAAGTTGTTGATGATAAAGGTGGGGTAGTTCATAGACAACCATTTCATAGGAGTCCTTGGGAAGATGGAACTCCGAGAGATTTTACCTATAGTTGGACATTATATTATACACAGGACTACGGTGATGAAATACTGCCTGGAGAATACGAAATACGAGTTTGTCACATATATTCGAGAAATGTTGATTTAAGTATTTGGATAACAATTTAAAGCAAAAAAAAGGGGTCTTACGACCCCTTTTTTATTATCCGATAATAGCTATTTACGGAATAAACCCACCAACACCAACAACGCGACTAGCCCAGCGAAACCGGATTCGCCGAATGTGTTTATGATTGATGTCAGGTTACCTATTACATTAACACCAAAGACGCCAGTTCCAAATATTACTTCAGAAACAGCTCCTATGGCTACAAAGGACATAAGTAGATGAGCTATGTCGTCTACCCACCCTTTGACTAATGAGATGACTTCCTTCATTGTTTATCTCCCGTTTGTTATTCTTATCATTTAACAAAAAAGGGATTTTTAACTTCCGTTTTCTGTTGTCGGAACATTCATTCCAACATAAATAAATATAATATATACTATTTTTTCTTTTGCAATATATATGCATCAATTTTTAGGTAATCTGATATTTATTTATGAGTTATAATATCTATTTTTAATACAATACAAGGAAACCAAAATGAGTCAGGATTACGAATTATTTGAGGGTAAATCACTATCATCATTATTCAAAGACATCTATGATAATTCCAAACATAACAAGAAACAACTTGAAGTATTAGTTGGTGAAGTTGCTGGATTTATCAAAGATGGGGATATGGCTATTCAGTTAATTCCTATGATAAAAGAATATTTGGATATAAATGTAAAGAATGATGAACAACTTGTCAAATTGGCAACTGTTGTACAACGATTGATTGCTGCCGAAAACAAAGGTGGTAGTGAATCAGAGTTCGGTTTATCGGACAAAGAGAAAGAACAGTTACTTAAAAGTATAGATAATGTAGTTGTAGATATACAAAAGAAATCAGACGAAATATCAGAAGATATACAAACAGTTAAGGATAATTAAAAATGGGATGGTGGAAATTCGGAAGACGTAAATCTGCCTGGCCAGGGTCGAAGCCTGTAGTGCGTCAGGAAAGGGCATCTGGAGGTATTCTCGGGTTTCATGCGGTTCGACAACTCATTCACGAGGCATTGGCCAGTTATGATCCACCAGAATTTTATGAATTAGAATTGGCAGAGGTAATGGAGGTGATTTTAACAGAAGATCAACTTCCTGAATTAGAAGATGGTTCTGGTAAAGATTGGAACGCGATGGGTGGAGTAAGAGCTAGAGGAATCGAGAGTCAAAGAGATCAATTACCGGTTGATACTCTTATACCTATTTTCCCATTACATCCTAATAATTCTACTGTTCCAATACGCGGAGAGATGGTAATTTTAATCAATTTTAAAGAGAAAGGATTTTATATTTCACTATTAAACTTTTTTAATTCACCAAATACTAATTTATTACCAGGTCTGAGTGGGGCCCGTGATGAAGAAATGAGAGAAGAAGATTTTAAATATGAACATTTTGATTTAGAAGATTATGAAAACATACGTAGAATATGGCCCTATCAAGGTGATAATATTTATCAAGGTAGGTGGGGACAGTCTATAAGATTCGGTAGTAATATAATACCTGATTCTCATGAAGATGGAGATTCTACTCAACATTCCCCAAATATTATTATCAGAGCAGGACAATTATTAGATGCGGATGCATTTGGTAAAGGTAGAATAGTAGAGGATTTAAAAAATGACGTCACTTTAAAAAAGACAGTTAAAGAAGATATAAATGCTGATGGTTCTTCTGTTTGGATGACTACTGATCAATCTGTAAAGTTAAATAGAACAAAATCCAATTCTCAAAAACATCGGTTAATGTCAAAAGTTCACAATGATAAAAATCCTATCGATGGTGGAAAACAGATTGTCATTAATAGTGATAGGATTACATTTAATACAAAAAGAAATGAAATAATGGGTTATTCTGCAAATGGAATTGGGTGGGGAACACCTTGGTCATTTACAATTGATGCAGATAGACAATTTTGTGTGTCTACTCCCCGAACCAGATTTTATACTGGAGAATATAGTGTGTTAGTTGGTCCAGATGCTATGAATAGTGTTGTAGGAGGCGGTCATCCAGAAAGTGGAGAGCCTGAACCATTTCCATTAGTTGGTCCAGATGCTGTGGATTCCAATTTAGCTTCAGCATGTGGAATCTCTATTGGGGAAAAGGTTTTAATATCAAGTGCATGTCCATCTTTTTTAACACTTGATGATAAGGCACATTTACAATCTTGTAAGGGTGCAATATTACATCTTGATGATTGTGCAGGATTAAAAGATAACCAAGGTTCATTTTTACGGATAGGCGGAGAGGCCTTGGGTATAACTGGATATGTAAAGGGTAGAGATGATATGGGACAACAACATCTCGTATATGGAGAAGAACTTACAAATTTAATGGATTCTATTTGTAATTCATTTGTAGAATTGGGTGGGGCTATATTGGATTTAACGGCTATCCCAACTGGAGCAGGTCCAAGTGGTCCAATTAGTGGTGGACCCCCAAATGTACTTGCTATAGAAGCATGGATAGCCGGAGTAGAAACAATAAGAGCACGGCTGTGTGACTTATTAATGAAACCAGAATAATAATGGCACTTAACAAGAATACACTAAAACAAAATTTAATAGATAATTTTACGAATGTAAGAGGTAACGTAAAAAGTCAAAAAGATTCTGCAGATGGATTGGCACAGGCCATTGTAGATTATGCAAAAGATGCTGAAGTACAGATTACTGCACCATTTACAACCCCGTATCCAGCTCCAGATCCATCAGTAGTAGGAAAAAAACTTAAAGTTAGTGGTGTGGATATTGGAAAACAGGCACTTGTATCTCAAATTATGGCAAGTTTTAAATTAATGGATCCAACTATGAATTTGATTTCTATAAGTATTGTAACATTTGCCAGTCTTATGTTAAAATTTAGTGATATTACCAACACAATAAATGCAGTGGGAACAACAGTAATGGCAGCCCCACCCATATTTGTACCATCTACTAAAGCAGGAATGGATGGTAAATTAATATCAGATGTTTGTGATGAAATGGCCAAAGCAATTCATACATCATTTAAGGCAAGTATATTTACAGGTACGGGAACAAATGTATTACCATCGGTAGGACCAGTTGTAGGGCCTTTAATTTAGGATAAAGATAAAATTAAAATATTTATTAGATAAGAACAGGAGTTATTAAAATGAAGAAACAGGAGTTAGTAAAAATAATTGAAGCAGTAGTTCGTAAGGAAGTCAAAAAACAAATGAATGAGATATTTATTAAAGAAGAAAATTCATCTTCACTTACCGAATTAGTTTCAAAACCAATATCTGAAAAAGACTTTAAAGAACCTATTAGAAAACAGTATAAAACTAAACCTAAAAAGGAAGTAAATTATACATCAAACAAAGCTCTTAACAAGGTACTAAATGAAACCGTTGGTGGAGTTCCACAGGGTGATGGTAGTGGATACCCAACGATGGGTGGTGGAGTTTATGATACCAGTAAGATGAATGATGTACTTGTTGGGGCAACTGGTTTAGGAAATACAGAAGAGGCGAAGGAAAAGAAACGAGAAATAGCAGCGGTAGATTCTATAAAGAAAGCTGGTGTTTCAGTTGATCAAGTTCCCGACCATGTACAAAATGCATTAACGAGAGATTATTCAGCAGTTTTGAAAGCAATAGACCAGAAAAAAGGTGGCGGAAATAGTTTTCGTCCATAATGGAGCAAATAAATGGCCCGAGCACGAAGTGCATTAGAATTAGATTTAGATCCAGATGTAACTATTGGTTTAGGATTACCTATGCAACATGATGATGTAAATGGGTTTTTTCCTGGAACATCTACTACTCTTTCACAGACGGGAAGTAATATTAGAAATTTACTTTTAACAAATAGAGGTGAAAGAGTAGGACAGCCCACCTTTGGTGCAGATTTATTATTGACTTTATTTGAACCAATGTCTGACCAGTTAATATCAACTGTTGAAGAAAATATATCAACAGCAATGGTAGAATGGCTACCTCATGTATCGGTTAATAAATTAGAAGTTGAACCAGATGAGATAGAAATAAATCAGTTAAATATTTTACTTGAATTTAGTCTTGTAATGAACCCAACAGTTCATGATACTGTATCTATATCTATGCAAACCGCTGGTGAATAATTTAGAGGAGAAATAAAATGGCAAATAGAGTCCAAAAGGATGTAAGATATTTAAACAAAGACTTTGGCGCCTTCAGGGAGGGATTGATAGAGTTTGCAAAAACTTATTATCCAAATACTTATAATGATTTCAATGAAGCTTCACCCGGAATGATGTTTATAGAAATGGCATCTTATGTTGGTGATGTTCTTTCATATTATGTAGATACACAATTTAAAGAAATGTTATTGTCATACGCAGAAGAAAAGAAAACTGTATATGAAATGGCACAGGTTTACGGGTATAAACCAAGATTAACTCGACCATCTGTTGCAAATGTTGATGTTTTCCAAACCGTACCTGCAATTGGATCTGGAACAGCTGTAAAGCCTGATATGAGATACGCACTGACTGTAGATGAAGGTACACAAATTACTTCAACTAGCGATACGAAGTTTACTATGTTAGAAGATTGTAATTTTAAATTTTCAAGTTCTTTTGATCCATTAGATATTAATGTATATGAAACGGATCAGACTACAAAACTTCCTTCACTTTATCTTTTGAAAAAAAGTGCACGCGTACAGAGTGGAGAAATAAATACAGAATCTTTTTCTTTTGGTACAGCCGAGGCATATCCACGAGTAAAATTGGCCAAGTCAGATGTTATAGAAATAATTTCAGTAATAGATAGTGATAGTAATATATGGTACGAAGTTCCATATTTGGCACAAGATACTACATTTATAGATGTAGAGAATACAGCAGCAACTGATCCAAGTTTGGTTCAATATAATGATACAGTTCCTTATTTGTTAAAATTAAAAAAGACACCAAGACGATTTGTTACTTATATTATTCAAGATGGTAAAACAGAATTAAGATTTGGTTCTGGTATATCAGATAGTCCAGATGAAGAAATTGTTCCAAATCCAAGTTCAGTAGGTTCATCTTTACCAGGCAGTCCATCTAAACTTGATACTTATTTTGATCCAGCAAATTTTCTTAAAACAGAAGCATATGGACAGGCACCAGCAAATACAACTCTTACTGTTAAATATTCATATGGTGGTGGTATAAGTGATAATGTGGCCGCAGAAACTATAAACACTATTACCGATCTTAGTTTTACCCATGAAACTTCAGGACTCGATTCGGGTTTAGTTAGTTCAACCCAAAATTCTATAGCAGCAACTAATCCGTATCCAGCAACGGGAGGAAAATCAGCAGAATCTACAATTGAAATTAAAAATAATGCTTTAGCATATTTTCAGTCACAAGGTAGGACGGTAACAAAAGAGGATTATATTACAAGAACTTATGCGATGGGCAATAAATATGGAGCAATAGCAAAGGCCTATATTGTTCAAGATGAACAATTAAATATTCCGAGTATGCAAAAAGAAACTTCAGACGGTTCAAGTATTTTCGTTGATGAACGTCAGTTAGAAGAAATTAAAAGCAAAAATGTAGAATCATCCATTAAAAGACTTCCAAATCCAATGGCTATGAATTTATATACACTTGGATATGATGAAAATAAAAAACTTACCCAACTTAATGTGGCAGTCAAAGAAAATCTTAAAACATATCTTAGTCAGTATAGATTAGTAACAGATGCGGTTAATATTAAAAATGCATGGATTATTAATATAGGAGTAAAATTTGTTTTTATAGCCCGTAGGGGATTCAATAAGGCTGAAGTAACTTTAAAATGTATAGAAAGAGTTAAAGAGTTTTTTAACATAGATAGGTGGCAAATAAATCAACCAATTGTAATTGCAGAACTGGCCGCAGTTATTTCAAATGTTGATGGTGTAGGGGCAATTGTTCCACCATCGGAAGATAATCCACAAAAACATCCTGTATTAATTACTAATAAATGGCAAACTACAGATGGTTATTCTGGAAATATTTATGATATAAATTACGCAACAAAAGATGGTATAGTATATCCTTCCTTGGATCCATCAATGTTTGAATTAAAAAATCCTAATATAGATATAGAAGGAAGGGCGGTTGGTGATTCCGCCGGTATGATTTTTTAGAGGAGAAAATTAATGCATTATTTTGAATACGCAACAAAAGATACAACATTATATGAAATGAGTCATAGTATGAACGCCGGTCAAGACGAAATTCTTGAGGTCAGAAAAGATATGAACGCCGGTGGTTCTGCAACAAATGTTTCTCGTGCGTTAATTAAATTTGATTTGACTTATGTATCAAAATCAATATCATCAGGATTAATTACATCAGGTTCACAAACAAAATTTTATTTAAATTTATATGACGCA